TTTGAAGGCGAAGGTGGCGTGCGTGAGGCCGTCTTCGGCGTCGATTTCGACGTGGATGCAGCCCCCGGTGATGGTTTGGATGGCCATTAGCGGCTGATTTCCTCCCAGTCCATGGATGCGTGGACACTACAGGTTGATGTGCTGCCTGTCATGACGAGGCTTAGTTCGGAGGGGGTGCTGGTGAGGCCGTCGCGCTCCAGCTGGAATTTGAAGAGGGCTTCTTTGAGGATGTCGATGGTGGGGGAGCTTTGGGTGGAGGCGCTGAAATAGCCTTGGGCGAGGATGCGCCCGCCGGCGGTAGAGGTGCCGGTGATGTTGTATTCGACGGAGGAGTTGGTGCCGGCGCTGACCCAGGTGCCGCCGGTTGTGGTGGGGCTGGCGACGACGCGCCAGTTGTAGTTGGTGTTGGTGGTGACGCCGAGGAGGGAGATGGCGGTGAGGATGACGATGGCGTCGAGGGTGGTGGATTTCAGGCGGAGGGAGACGATCGGGTAGTAGGTGCCGATGGTGGCGAGGCTTGTGGGGGTGTTGATGGGTGTGCCGATGGCTTGCTGGAGGCCGCGCAGTTCGTAGCCGCCTTCAGAAAGGACCGTGGAGCAGACTTGTTTGAGGGTGCTGGCGCTGGCCGTGGCGGCGGTGTTGGTGATTTCGTAGCGGAGGGGGAGGGAGGCGGTGGTGATGTAGGTGGAGGTGATGATGTTGGCGTGGTGGAAGGAGTGGCAGTGGATAAATTTGCCGTTGATGATGAAGCCCATGCGGACTGTGCCAAGGCCCAGCCACTCAATGTCCATCCAGAGGATCTGGGCTTTGGTGGGGTCGAGGGTGAGGTTGGAGGGGCCGGTGCCGTTGAGGGGGTCGGTGTTCCAGTCGGATTGGGCGACGCGGGTTTCGACTAGAGAGCCGGTGGAGGAGCTGCGTTCGACGAAGGAGAGGGTGGTGTTGTCCAGCTCCAGGTACATGCCGTTGGCGGCGCCGTAGTAGCCGATGCGCTGGCGGAGGTTGGTTTTGGCCGGGTTGAGGGTGAAGGTGGACATCACCAGCAGGGATTTGCCCGGCTGGTAGGAGAAGCATTTGGTGGTTTCGCGGATGACCGAGGAACCGGAGGCCGTGGTTACGGCGAGGTTGACTAGGCCGGCGTTGGCGTCAAAGGTTGAGGTGCCGCCGGTTGCGGTGGCGGTGCTCCAGAGGCCGTTGTCGCGGTAGCGGTGGCTGGAGTCGAAAAGGGTGAGGGGGCTGGAGGTGCGGATGCGGCCGAAGGCGTCGGTGGCTCCAGCAGAAGATGCGGCGCCGCCTGTGGAGGTGCCGAAGGGGTAAGGGGTGGTGACGGAAGTGGAGTGGATTAGTTGCATTAGGGGCCTCGGGGGGAAGGATTGAGGCTATTTCTTACCTTTTTTGGCGGGTTTTTTCTTCATGTCGGCTTCGGACATGGCGATGGCGATGGCTTGCTTGCGGGATTTGACAACGGGGCCTTCTTTGCTGCCCGAGTGGAGTTCGCCTTTGCTGTATTCACGCATCACTTTTGAGACTTTTTTCTGGGCTTTGGAGGGCTTTTTGGGGGCCATGTTTTATACCGACGGTGCTTACCACACACGATAGTTGGTTTTGCCGAGGTTCTCGGGTTTGGCGAGGTTGAAGGTTTGGAGGCAGAGGTAGCCGAGGGCGTCGAAGGCGTGGTCTACGCCGAGGTTTTTGTTGGGGAGGCCGGTGCCGGGGGCGTAGGTGAGGGTGCGGAGGGATTTGATCAGTTCTTTGCAGCGCGGGTGGATGAAGAGGCGGCGGGTTCCAGAGGCGTCCAAGAGGGCGGTGTTGACGCAGGTGATTTTGTCGCGGATCTTCCAGGGGGAGCGGGGGCTGGAGACGGTGAAGCCGGATTTGCGGAGGATGTTGTGGTCGGTGGCTCCAACGCCGGCGGTTTTGCGGGCGCCGCCGGTGGGGTCGGGGCAGGCGATGATGCGGCGTTCGACGCCGTAGCGGGATTGGACTTCTTCGCAGAAATCCCAGGTGGTGGCGCCACCCGTCATGATGATTTCGTCGAAAACCCAGAGGACGTCGCCTTTTTTGACGGCGCAGATGCCTGACATGGGGTCGATGTTGAAGTCCACCCCCAGCAAAAGGGGCAAAACTGGCAGGTCTTGGACGATTTTGTCGATGTTGTCGTCCGAGAAGGAGATGGCGACGAGGCCGGAGAGGTTTTCGAAGCTGGCTTCAAACTCTTGGCGGAAGGTGCGGGCGTCGAGTTGGGCGCGAGCGGCTTCGATTTCGGCAGCGGGGACGTTATCGCCCTCGATGGTGGTGAATTGCCAGCGCTGCCAGTCCGTGTCGCCTTCTTCGCAGTAGCACCAGAGGTCGTAGAACCAGCTGGCGGTGCCGTCCGGGGTGGAAATGAAGAGGGCCCAGCCTTGTTTGTCGGCTAGCGCGGGGCGGATGACCTCAAACCAGACCTCGGAGTCCATGAAGGCGGCTTCGTCGAGCACCACGCCAGCCAAACTGCGGCCGCGCAGGGCCATGGCGTTCTCGGTGCCCTTCAGTTCGATGGTGGAGCCGTTGACGAGTTCGATTTTGAGGTCGGTTTCGTTTTTGGATTTGATCCAAGCTTTGGGGACGAGCTTTTTTAGGACTTTCCAGGCGATGTCTTTCGCCATTCGGTAGGTCGGGGCGGCGTAGAAGAAGGTTTCGCCCGGGCGTTCGATTGCTCCACGCAGCAATTCGATGCAGGAAAGGTAGCTTTTACCGAAGCGGCGGCCGGCAACTAGGACGCGGAAGCGTGTGCGGCTGGAGAAAACTTGCCCTTGGGCGTAGCGGAGGGAGAGTGTTCCAGCCGTTTCGGGCATTTTTGTGGGGGAGGGTACCTTCTAGGGTATTACAGGAATTGAACCCCTGCCCCCCGGTGTGTAACAGAGGAAGGAATTGGGAATGTGTCAGTAGGTTCCCTGAGCGCCGCCACGCGCCACCGATCGCCGGACCCTGCCCCCGGTAGTGCGCCCGTACTAGTCCGGCAGCGGCTGGCCTGGCGTCAGGCCGTGAGCAGCCGCCGCACGGTGGAGCGTGAGCATCCGAGTCGATCAGCGATCCGCTGCTGTGTCCAGCCAGCGCGACGCCAGCGCCTAGCGCGTTGTTGCCGAGATTCCGAAGCCCAGCAGATTACCAGCAGCGGGAGCAGGATCAGCGCCAGCAGCAGCGCGGCGAGTGTGGTCAGGGTTGCCATGGTGAGGCGATGCGATGGGGAGAAGTGGGGTGGGATCAGCGCCCGCTCACTATCAGCCGGCAGTAGGCGACAGAGCCATGCCTGGCGAGGCAGGCGCCGTAAGCGTAAGCGCTCTGTTTCGCCAGTTCAGTGGCGAAGACTGCCAGCAGCACAGCCGACAGCGTGGCGGCAGTGAACGGGAGCGGACGGGACAGGATGCGCAGCACGGTTCAAAACCCCGCCTTTAGGTTGGCCTTGGCTTGCGCCAGTGAACACAGGAATGGCCGAGGGTTGGCCAGCGGGTCAGCCTTGGGCACAGCGAACCAAACGCCGAACGCGCCGAAAAACAGCCAGTCACGCCAAGGCGTGACGCCATAGCCGGCGACTTCGGGCCCTGCGCCTGCATGAGCAGCGAAGACACGCGAGGCAAGCTCGCGATACGTGGCGGGGATACGTGACATGGGAGGGTTTCCCTAGGGACTCCCTATTGTTGCACAGAACAGGCCGGAAATCAACCGGCCCGCTTGTCGTCGATCTCCACTCGCAGGATGGGAGCGGCTGCAGCTTGAGCCTCTGGCGCAATCTCCCCGACCACGGCGCCAAGGTCGCGCATCAGCAGCTGGGCTGATCCAATCTGCCCCTTCCGGATTGCAGCGTCGATCGCCCGGAGTCGCATTCCCTGGAGACGTGACACTATGCTCTCCCGATCCTTCTTCCAATCGTCCTCGTTCCACTGTTTCACCGCGTCCCAGTCTCGCCAAGCTGTAACTTCGCCGATGCTTTCACGGTCAGCATGATCTAGAACCAGCTGACGCACAGTCAAACCCGACAGTTGCCGCTTATAAAGTCGCTTCCGGCGTTCTTCTATCACCGCGTCAGGGTTGCGCTTACCAAACGGGCGAGAGTATTTCTTCTCACCTTCCGCCGAAGAATCCGGCGCCTCGTTGTTAGCTTCCGGAGTGTCCGACATTGTTAGAATCCTGTCCGTTTGGTTCAATCTTAGCCTCACACTAGAAAGCCCGGCAGCATGGCCGGGCCATTGATCGGCAGGATTCCAGCTCAGACCGACCGGAAGACCAACCACTCGCCACCACCAAGATCGTGCAAGCGGTAACCGTCACCTAGCCGCAGCTCCTGCCAGGCATCCTCCCAGTCGATACAGCTGACCGGCCACCGATTCCAGCCGATCCCGCCAGGACCCTCAGGCAGCCAAGAATCTTGTGCCAGCTGCTGTGCGTAGTCTGTGCCTGCACGTTCTTCGCTGTAGCCTTCTGCGCGACCCTGATAGGAGTCTTCCACGTTGTCGGGGTCGATCCCGTCTAGCTCCAGCTCGGACACAAGAGCCGCGCAGTCTGTGGGGTCGTCGCAGTCAACCTGCAGATGCTCCATAGCGTCCTGCCAGTCTTCCGACAGCCAGAACCCGAAACAGGCTCCGTCGCCTTCTGACGCGCCGAACCCGAAGCCGCAGGGCGCCAGCTCCTGCAGACAATCGGTCAATTCCTCCAGCAGCTGACAGGCCAGCTCATAGTTCCAAGCATCCTCGCTGGAATCCTCACCGACTAGCCTCTCAAGATCTGCGAGGGTATCGGCAGCAATGGGCGACGCCTTGCCCGTCAGTTGCGCCAAGGACTCGACAGCTGACCAGTAGGACGGCAGGAGATCCTCCGGCCGCAACGTGGCGCTGCTGACGATCCAAGGAAAGGATGCGAGCTGGTCGGGGGTGTAGTGAATCATGGGGTGAGTCCTAAGGGTTGGGTTCTCGTTTGTAACTGTAGCAGCTTGCGAGCCGAGCGCAGAGAGGATCGCGTCAAGCCAGCGCCGGCGCCAGAGGATCCGAGGATCCGTCCGGCCACGGATACGGCTCCCGCCTCCACTCCTGATCTGCCGGCAGCAGTGCTAGCCCGGTCAAATCCTTAAGGTCCGCCAGATCAAGCGCAGAGGATGCACGCTTAAGGTCGATCCACTGTTCGCCGTCCGATTCCTCCTGCCAGTAGGTTGAGGATTGATCGCAGCAGGCCCGGAACAGCTCGAACAGCGTTTCTGACGTGACGGGTTCCAGGGCAGTTTCTGCCCAATCCTCAGGATCCTCGATCGAGTCGGGCGCATGATCAGCCAGCGACTGCAGCACAAGCGCCCGCCAGTCTGCGGCCGCCCAGCTGTCCCAGGCTTCATCCTGCAGTTCCAGTTCCAGTTCGCTGTGGTCTTCCTCACTGATCAGAGGGTAACCCTCCAAGCTGTCCAGTGTTTCGAGCATTTCCTCGGACACGTACCGGACGTCCAGGCTGATCCCGTCCGCGTCGCCGTCCGCCAGTTCCAGCTCGCGGCGGAACTCATCCCGGAAGACACGGGCGTTCGACCGATAAATGCTCGGAGCGCTGTAGCCTCCCGGCCATGAGCAATCATCGTTCAACCTGTCGGCACTGAACAGGAGGCGGCAGTCTTTCCAGCGGTTAGCGCAGCAGAACTCCAGCGCACCCGTAGGATCCTTGATCGTTCCGAAGCCGGCAGCACTGAAACCAGCGCTCAAATGGTGCAGGTCGTATCCGCGATTGTCACGGTCTCGCAGGTCGAGGATCCACTGTCCGGCACAACCGTCTAGACGGTTGATCCGTTCCAGCAGGGCCGGGCTGGCCTTAGATGTGGTTGGTTGCATGGCAGGGCTTGCTTCAATGCCTCGCTACTGTACCAGCTCAGTACCAGCTGGCAAGGGTTGCGGCTGCTGCTACTGTGCTAGGGCACAGCCGAGCCAAGGCACCATGCAAGTGTTAACCCGCCAGGGATCCGTCCTAGATGTCCGCCTGACAGCGACGCGCCAGGTACGGGGCGGACACCCTGAACCGATCGTAGAGTTCCGCTTCAGTGGCGGGATCCTCTGCGCCAGTTACTACCTATCTACGTTCCAGGAGATTGAAGCCGGGGCGGGATTGTGCCTGCAAGGCGGATCCTTCCCGCAGGAGCTGGACCCCGACACGGTGCAGATCTGCCAGGCATGGCTGCGGGAGGCTCAGCCTTGACCGGCGGCGAGTGGAACACATCGCGGGAACGCAAGGCGCTCCAACGTGAGCAACGGGAACAGGAGCGGGAACAGCTGCGCTTAGAGAAACGGCACCTACGGGATCTCCGCTGGGCGATCGAACGTTCCAGCGTGGAGGCTTCGGACTGGCAGGATCTCCTGTCCCTCCAGGCTGCCCATGGCCGCGAGGGTCCGCTCCAGCTATGGCGGGAGCTGATCCCGTATTGGCGACAGTGCCAGAGGATCAACGGCGGAGCGGACATTCCGCCGGACCTTTTTCCACAAGCTACGGGACTTTTTCCGCGCGACTCTTCAGCAGCTCCAGCGAACAGGCAGAAGCCAGGCAAGGGCGCCCCCCGTAAGGTCCGCTCCGATGCTGGCGTGGCCAAACCATCCCGCAAACCGCGAGCGTAGCGAGCGCTCCAGCTGCCCCCTCCCGGCTGCCCCCCTAGGTGGCCGGGCTTTGCTGCGCTATGGCGTGAGACTCATGAGACTGAGAATGAGAATCACACCGTTGGCGGACTGGCCGGCCACGCCCCAGGCTCAGGCTTGAGAATGATTCTCATTGCCACTTGAGAATGATTCTCATTGCCACTTGAGAATGATTCTCATTTGCAGCAGCGGCAGCCCCAGGTATTGGATGTTCCAGTGCGTCACCTAATACTTGAATGGGTTTTCAGCCATGAATGGGTTTTCAGCCATGAATGGGTTTTCAGCCATGAATGGGTTTTCAGCCATGAATGGGTTTTCAGCGATGCGTCAAAAGCGGAGGCTTGAATGGGTTTTTTGTCAACTGGGTAAGGCTGTATTGTCAACCTGATTGTCAACAAGGCCGGCAAAGTATTGCTCCACCCGAGCCATGAATGACTCCTCGGCCTCTTTTAAGTCGCGGAGCGACATTGAATGGACGTTGGGGGTGCCGCAGCGGCGGGCCAGGATGATGGCTGCTCCAGTCGGCTGGAGGCCGGTGAGGTGCTTGAGGCCGAGGCTGTAGGCGCCGCATTGGTCGATGTATGAATGGCCCGGCGGGAGGCGCTCCAGGCCCTCGTCGTCGAGCTTGGTTTTGCGGCTGACGCTGGTCTTCCAGTCGGCTAGTACCAGCTCATTGTTTTTCAGGCCCACCAGGGCGTCGCAGGTTCCAGCAAATCCTGCTGGATGGTGGATGCTGAATTCGGACGCGAAAATTTCGGTGACGTTCTCGGTGATCCAGTCAGACAAGCTGCGGGCGTAACCTGAGGCGCTCCAGCCGACTCGGGGAACATTTGGGCGGACCTTTTTGAGGGCCCACTGTGTGATGGGGGCGGGGATGCGGGCCAGGCCGTTGGCGTCCCAGTGAATGGAATTGCGCTTGTTTGCGGTGGAACGTGCCAGCGATTGTGAAGTTTTGAGTAGGTATTCGGCCTGTGAATGGGCCATGTTGCCCCGGGTGGCTGCCACGTTGCGCTGTTGTGTAGCTTCAGTGGGGCCGAGGCGGGCTTCCCAGCGCTCCAGTCCGGTTTTGTCGCTGGTTTCTTTTAGGATGTGTGTAACAGAGTGGTATACCGTGCCTTTTGTATCACGGTAGACCCTGAATGGGCCAGAGTTATCTTGCTCCAGCTTCCACCTACGCAGTGATGCCAGCGTGTCTTGCGTGTTGGCTGCCATTTGGATACTCTTTCCCAAATTTACTTTAAACGGTAAAAGCCCTCATGCAACTGCACGGCGGCTTTTTCGTAGGCATCTGCCGCCTGTTCAGCGGTAGCAAAAGTCCCAAGCATGTAGGTAACGCCGGCTTTTCGGATGCGTACTTGAAAACGCCCACTAGGCAACAACCGCACGCCCTTTACTCCGGTTGTGTTGTGTTTGCGTGTCTTACTGTTAAAAGAGTTTTGAGCAGCCGTGGCAAGTCGCAAGTTTTGCCATGTGTTGTTTACGCGATTGCCGTCAATGTGGTCGACTTGGAAATTTTTAGGGTCTTGGTTGTGTAACCAGGCCCATACAAGACGATGTGTTAGATAACTGGTTCCATTTACGCGGGTAGAAACGTAACCCTGCATATGCGTAGAGCCTGTCGGTGTACCGACTCGTACGCGATTACTAGGTGCTTTAAGCCATACAAGCTCTCCCGTAAGAGGTTTGTACGCGAAAAGCTCCCACAGCAACTGAGGACTAGGGAGTAAACGATAAGCTCGTGCCATCAGCCGGTAACGCGGTTGGTCGTGGGCAGGGTGGTGAAAGCACCGCTGCCCAACCATTATACCGACTTAAGCCTGCTTGAAAGGGTTTCCGCCTGTAATCAAGCGTCCTAGCTCAAACCCGTTCGCTTTTGCCTCTAGCCAAGCGGCATCGATGTGTTCTTGGGCGCCTTTTTTGCGGGGGACTGGGCGGAGGGTGTACTCAGTCAGGAGGCCGGAGCCTTTCTTACTGAGTTGGAAGTCCCAGGCGAGGAGTTCGGCGTAGTCCTCCATCTGACTGATTTGGTCCAGCTCCTTGAGGATGGACTTCTGGGTGAGGCTGAGGACTTGCACAGCACCGGCATCAAATGAATACACGGGAACAGCTATGGCAAATTTGATGTCAGCTGTACCCGGACCGCCTCTTCCTTCACGGGGTTCAAAATCGCCCATTTCCACCACTACGTCTTCGTAGGTGGGTTCGTGCAGAAAACGGAAGGGCTTGGATTTGCCGTCGGAGCTAGTGCCCCAGGTTTCGTAGAACTCCAGGGGCTCGTCGGAGAGGAGGGCGAAGCGGACCGAACCCCCGTCGGCCAGTTTTGAGACTTGCAGGTAGCCGCCGCCGGTGCCAGTGCTGGAGACGGTGGCTGAGGCGTTTTTGGAGAGGAATCCCATTGGTGTTACAGGGTGATGTGGTCGCCGGTGTCGGCAACCCTGTAACAGTAGCACGGGGTTGGGCGGGGGGCTACGCTGAGAAAATGCCCCAGCTCGGGCGACCGGCCGGGGCACAGGAACATTCTCGTGTGAGACTCTAACATGACGCAAGGTAAGACGCAGGAGCTGTTGGCGTTTGTGCGCCAGCTGCCTGCTGGGATCGCGTATGCGCCGATCTACAGGCAGGGGGCGGCGATCCAGTCCGGGAAAATTTCAAAAGGCAAGACGCCGCTGGAGAAGTCGCACCACACGGTCATGGGGCCGGCGGATGTGGCGCTCCAGGTCGAGCGGAGGCCGGAGGTGTTTCGGGCGGTGGGGGCGTTCACTGGTGCCCGGAGTGGGGGGCTGGTGATTCTTGACGTGGATCGCAACCTCTCAAGGCTGAAAAAGAAGTGGGGGGAGACGCTGGAAGGTGCTCCAGTCGTTACTTCGACCAAGGCCAATGCGGCGAAGTACCTGTTTCGCGTCCCGGAGGCTCTGTGGGGCGTTGTAAAGGGCTTTGGGTTGTCGGATACCGGGGCGGGGTATGAGGTGCTGTGGGGGCGCCAGGGCGTCCTGTACGGGGCTTATCCGGGCTCCAGTGATGGGAAGGCGCCGGAGGGGTTCTACGGGTTTGAGGGGGATCTGGAGGCCATTCCAGAGGCTCCAGGGTGGTTGCTGGCGGAGATGCGCGATCACGCCGGGAAGGAAGTGGCTGATGGCGGGTTCATTAAGAACCGGAAGGCGCTGGATTTCTCGGATCGAGACTCAGCTGAGGTGGCTGAGATTGTGCAGTCGGCGTTGATGGTGATTCCGGGGCAGGGGGCCGGGAGTCGGGACCATTGGGTGAAGGTGGGGATGGCGATCCACTCGGAGTTGCCGACGGACTTGGGGTTGACGTTGTGGTCGGCGTGGTCGGCGGAAGATCCAGAGTTTTCTCAGGATTGGGTGGATGGGAACCCTTGCGAGGAGGTGTGGAAGAGTTTTCGGAAGGGGGCGGTGAGTCTGGGCTCGCTGTTCTGGCTGGCGGACCAGCAGATGCCCGGGAGGCTGTGGCTTTCTGAGGATCTGCGGAAGGTGGTGGCTGAGGTGGAGGCCGATAACGTCACCAGGATTCGGCAGGTTGTGATCACCTACGCCGAGGTGATTAGGCGGGCGAAGGAGATCCAGCAGATTCAGAATCCGGCGGAGGCGGCACATGCGATGAATGTGCTGGCGCTGGAGGCTGGATACAGGGATGCTGGGGCTCTGGAGCGGTTGCTGATCGCTCAGATGCAGTTCGAGCAGCAGGATGACGAAATGGCGATGAGCAGGCTGCTGGAGAAGGATTTGAAGTTTGAGTATCTGATCCCGGATCTGCTGCCGTGTCCAGGGACCGTGATGATCCATGGGGCTGGTGGGGATGGCAAGTCCATGTCGGCGTGGACGATTGCCAAGCATGTGGCAAGGGGGATTCCGTTCTCGGTGCGGGGGGATCTGGTTCCAGTGCAGAAGGGGGCGGTGCTGATCCTGAATGGCGACCAGAGCGAGGTGCAGGTTCAGCAGCAGCTGCGGGATCTGGAGTTCCAGTCGGAGGATCCGGTGACGGTGGTGATGGGGTGGGATTTGAACTGGTATTACCGCTTTGTGAAGTTGATTGAGAAGCACCAGCCGAAGTTGGTGATCATCGACTCGATTACTGGGTGCAGCAGGGGGTCGGCGTTTGATGAGAACAAGAAGGAGTTTGCGAGTCCGATTTATTGGCTGGCGAACAACAACGGGCGGACGTTCCCGGCTTGCACGATCCTGCTGATCCACCATGCAAACAAGACCGGCGGGTTCAGGGGCAGCACAGCGATCAGGGATGCCTGCGACGAGTGCTGGGGCCTTCGGAGGCCCGACAAGCGCCAGCTGGAGCAACTGGGGGGCAACACCCGCCTCATCACCGTGGAGAAGTCTCGGGCGGGGCGGGACGGTTCCAAGCTGCTGATGAAGCTGGAGAACGATCTGACGTTCTCGCTGGCGGACTACGTGGAGCTGGATGGCGACAGCGCCAGTCCGGCGTCGATTGTGGACCGGGTGCTCCAGCGCCTTAGGGCTGCGTATCCCCGCGCTCTGAGCCGCGCTGACCTGGCTGCGGACCCCTTGTGCGGTGGAAGTGTCACCGCCATCCGTAAGGCGCTCCAGAGGCTCGTTTCGAGGGGGTTGATTGAGGTGGGGGGTAGTACCGCTGGAACTGGGGGGCAGGCTCACTTGTTCCAGGCTGTTTCTGCCTCGCGTGATATGTGTGTGAATATGTGTCCCACCTATGAAAAACCTAGTCAGGGACTGGAAAGTAAGGTGGGACAGCCTGTTGACGTGTCCCACCTTGTCCCACCTTCGGGGGAGGGAGATGGGACAAGCTGGGACACCGCACCTACGTGTCCCACCCCAGAAACCAGTGATACCAGTGGATCTGGTCAGGTGGGACAGGTTTTGGAGGTATCCCCAAGGGGGGAACAGCGATCAGAGGCTGAGCTGGAGCAGCTGATGCAGGAAGCCGCACGGATGTGGGAGTGATGGGGCAGTTCACGTCGCCTAACTTTTTCCTAGGGCTGCTGCGGGTTGCCGCATGGCTGTTGTGGAGGGATCCAGTGGCTAAGTCCGATGCGCCCCAGCCCAAGCCGCCCAGGAAGCCCACGCTGGGGT